TCCTGGCGGCGTGAGAAAGAGTTCGCCGCACCCATCAATCAGCTGTTGACCTTGGCGGGGGCTAACGCATAGAACCGCGCCTCTGGGGCGCGTAGCTCAGCGGTAGAGCACTACCTTGACATGGTAGTTCGCTATTTCTTAGCAGCCTGTATTCTAACAACATTTCCGCCAGCGTCCATGAGTTGTGCCAGTTTGTTGTCAGAAACGCGCATTGCGTCGTGGACAGCCGACTTCTCCAAATGCCCGTACGTGTCCGCCACCATCTTGTAGGACTTCCATCCCCCAGCCTCCTGCACTTGCTTCAGCGTGTAGCCCTGGCCCAGCAGCCGCGCCGCGAAGGCGTGCCGCCCGACCTCGTGTGAGGTCATCACCCGTAGCTTCGCCCGCTTGCAGGCCCGCTCCAGCGCCTGGTTGAGCGAGTGCCGGGTCTTGAACCCGAATATCTGGCCCTTTCTCCCCCGCAGCTTCCACAGGGCCTCGAAAACCAGTCCAGCCAGCGGCACCACGCGCGGCGTGCCGTTCTTCGTCAGCCGGAGCGTCGCCTTGCGTTCTTCCCAGTCGATATCGTCCTCGTGCAACCGGCACGCTTCGCTGGCGCGCGCCGCCGTGAAGCTCATCAGCAGCGTGCAGGCTTGCAGCCGGTCGGTGCAGCACGGCAGCAGCCCGGCGATCTCGCTGTCCTTGGCCGGGTTGACCATCACGCGGTCCGGCTCTTCCGGCCGCGTGAAAGTCGGCACCAGGCACATCTTCGCCGCAGCGGCGCGGTGCAGGATGGCGATCAATGGCGTATAGACCTGCCGGTTGAGCCCCTTCGGCCCGCATCTGGGATAGGTGAGCTTGGCCCATTTCGAAACTTCCAACTCCGTGATGTCGGCGATGCGCCATGTCCCGAATTTGTCGCTCAGCGCCTTGATATACTTGGCGTCATAGGGCTGAATCGTGCCCTCTTTCTTCGTCAGGTGCAGATCTACGGCCTCGTCGAATGTTGACGTGCGCTCTTCACCGAACGTGAGGCGATCGAGGATCTCGCACTGTCGCTTGGCGAGCTTGGCTTGTGCATGAGGCTCTGAAGCCGTTTTTGTACTCTCTCGGATACGTTCTCCGCCGAGGGTGCCGAAAATGTAGAAGATGCCTTTCTTCCCCCGCCTCTTGAGTTCGAGCACGGCTTGATCCTCCCCACATGAAACGCCCACTGCTCCGGCGTCAGGAAGATTTGACGCCGCCACTCCTGGTAAGAGTCAACGCCCCCCGACTTGATGTGGTGGATTAAAGCGCGACGGCTCATGCGAATCGGCAACTGCTTCAGGCAGTCGGACACGGTGAGGAAGCTACTCACGGACATACCTCCCCCGTTCCCAGTCGTATTTCATGCCGGGGGGCTTCATGAGCTTGGACTTGGGACGCTTTACCCCGTAGACGGAATCGGAAACACGCTTCCCCTTGGCGATCTCGGGGATGTCCTTGGTGGACGTTTTCAGCCGGTGGCAGGCTTCCAGAAGCGGGCGGACATTGGGCGGGTCATCCGAGCCGCCGTGCTCGCGCGGAATATCATGGTCTGCATCCCATGCTGTCGTCGCCGGGTTGAATTCGATCCCGCAGCCACAGCCGCACTTGAGGCGCCAGCCGTGCGGGGTGGAGAAGCGCCAATACAAGAAGCAGGCGCGGCGGGTCTTGGTGGAGTTCGGGCGCTTGCTCATGGCCCATACGCCAGCGTCGGCGCTCCCTCGTGTTTCCAATCCCAGATGTACCAAGCGTGGTTGAACGATGGGCTCGCCTTTGGCTTGCCGTTGGCCTCGACGAACCACGCGATGCGCTTCATCAGGACCACCTTCTTGGCGAAGGCGGGGCAGTCGCGGAAGAGGTTGGTGCGAGACTTTGCGTGGTCGAAGTCGGTGCGCATCAGCATGGCGACCACGCCGCCGACTGGCTCCATGAGCCGCAGCGATCGCTCTATAAACTCTGCACCAGCCTCATACGGCGGGTTGGTAACGATCCCATCGACGTCGTCGAGCGGGGGATAGAGGAAGAAGTCGGTGCCGCTCGAAATGTCTGTGCCGTAGGCTTTAAAATGGCGGCTAAGGACACGGAGCATCTGCCCACCGCCAGCGGCTGGCTCCCACACCCTGCCGAGGCGCGGTAGGTGCGGGGGCAATGCCTCAGTCACCCATTCGGGTGTTTCGTACAGGTCTCGCTCTTTGCGTGCGTAGCCGGAATCTCTCTGGCTCATGCTGCCACCGTCTTGTCGTCGCTGAAGACCACCCCGCGCTCGGCGCCGAACGCCGCGATCAATTCCAGCAAATCTCCGAACTCTGCCTTGCCCATGTCGGACGTTCTCATGCCGACCGGCACGAACGTTCCGGGGTCGATTCCTGGCACTAGCCGCATCCGCCGCAGAGACGCGGTGAAGAGGTCTTTCCAGTCTTCCGGGGTCAGCTTCTCGCCGTGCCACACGACTTGGCTGGCGACGTCGGTCAAACGAGCCCAGAGAAGAGAATTTTGGTCGACGGACCGCCGCGCGGCTTTAAACTCGATGCGCGTTCCCGCCGGCGCCTTCAATGACCACGCCGCCGCACGCTCGCGGTCATAGTTGCCATTGATGACGATGACGGCGCGGCTCATTCCTGCGCCTCGCCATAAGCCCGCATCCGCCGCTCGGCGTCCTTGAACACCGTCTCCATCAATTCCAAGACGTCCACCTGGTCATGGATGGAGGTGAAGGTCTGGCGGATGTGCTCGATGCAGGTGTCGGCAGCACGGATCTTCATCTGCCCGATCAGGACCTCGTCGGGTGGGGATGGTGCACGCTTCTTGGTGAAGCGCTCAAGGAGTCCTAAGGGCTTGTCCTGCTCTACGACGGTGAGGCGTTGGGTGTGTGCCATCACTCTCCCCCTTCACTCAGCGCTACAGGACTGGAAGATTTAGGGGTGACGCCGACCGAGCACGGCTCGGATCGGCTGCGCTGCGCGCGCAAGCAAGGGACTTTGGCTTCCGTGACTGCGTTGAGGTGATATTCAACCCCATCAGGCCATGCTCCATCAGGAGCCAAATCGAGATCGCAGAACACGCACCCGCAGCTTGGCGTCACTTCCTCACTCATCCGCGTAGCGGCTATAGAGACTTGGTCGACGATAGATTCAGGGTTTACGCCTTGGGCCACGGGCCCTTCGCCTGCGCTCAAGCCGCGCGGCTCGTCGGCGAACGCATGCGCGCTAACCACCATGAAGTCGTCGTCTCCGTCACTTGCTGCAATCCATTCGCTGTGCGACTGCAAAAGTTCGTTGAGTTTGCCGATCAGGGCGTCGTACTTCGCGATTTCCCTCGACTTGGACTCACTGTTGGCGCAGCCCTTCCACCAGGCAATTGTGAGGGCCGCCCCCATTTGGGCGAGAGCTATGTCGTTGCCGGTGAGCGCGCGCAGCGCAGGTGCGAGCGTCGATACGCGAGCATCGTCAATATCTGACATCACGCGCCTCCTACTCCTCAATCGCCAGCTTGCGTGCAGCTAAGGCGGTCAGGAACATCTCCTTGGCCCGCTTGTGCTCTGCATCGAGATCGGCGAGTTCCTTTTCGTGGCGTGAGGCGAGAGACTTTGCTTCCATCTGGTGCTGCCACGTCATGGAGGAGGTTTCTTTGCCCTGACGAACCTCGGCGTCTTTTTTCCGCTGCTCTGCGTGCTTCACCTGATCGGCAAGGTTGTCGAGTGAAGCCGGGGGCAGGGTGATGACCTTTGCCGGGTCGTCGGGTGTCGAGGCGTTTTTCATGGCCTGTCTCAGGATCGCTAGTGCCATTGGGTTACTCCGCTGCGTCTAGGTTCTCGACGGAGGTCTGAAGCTGTGCTTTGAGCCCCACCGGCTTTGCTTTCTTCGCCTTGGCGACGGCGACATCGACCTTCGCCATCCACGCCGGATCGAAGCTGTTATGGTCGAACGTCTGCTGCCAGTTCTTGCGCAGTTGTGCGATGCGCGTGGAATTGCCGGGGAAGGACGACAGAGCCTCTTCGAAGTCGTGGAGGATGACGTCACGGTCGTCGATCTCTTCGGCCTCCTCGGTCTTCTCCAGGGCGGGGATGACGTCGTCGAGCGTTGACGTCGTATCGACTGCCGGCGGCTCCAACTCGTCCTTCAGGGTGATGTATCCGGCCTTGAGGTCTTCCAGCGGCATGACCTCCTCCATTTCCGTCCAGCCGGCGTGGAAGTGCTTGCGCAGAAGCTGCACCTTGCGCTGCTTGTCGGCGGCGGCCATGCCGGGGATGTGGAGGACGAGAAGATCCTGAACGTCGCCGAGCACGATGCGGCGGCGCTGCGCCTGACGATCGCGTGGTGCATCTTCCGGGATGTCGGCCTCGGAGTTGCGCTCGGTATCGACCCCGAGCTGCTTGCCGCCGAGGTTCAAGAACTCGATGTGCGGCAGAAAGCTCTTGAAGGTCGGGTTGTGGAAGTCGCGGCCGTCGATGCGCGTGGACCGGTCCTTCAGGATGCGGGCGGTGCGGGAGACCTTCATCGCCCCCATGTCCGTCTCGCGCTCCATCAGCACGAGCAGCGATGGCTCATAGCCCATCTCGCCCTCGGCCTTCATCTTGATGCCGGTTTTCTCGAGTTCCTTCTTGCCGGCGTCGTTGGTGAAGTAGTCGTACTCATAGCCGGCGCGGCCGCAGAGGATGATGTGCAAGTTGGAGTTGACGAAGCGGTCGGTGAACTTGCGCCATTCCTTCTTGAGGAAGGCCCAGTCCTCGAACTGTAGGCGAGACCTGTTCTTCGCCTTGACGTAGGCGTCGCAGATCTCGGTCCAGAAATGCGTGATGGAATCGATGAGCAGCAGCGAGCCGTTCTGCTCAGCCTCGTGCACCGCGCTCATCAGGTCGCGAAACGCTCGCGTCTTGGCGGTGAAGAGTTCGATGCCTGCTTCGGTGAAGACGGGCTGCACCCAGTCCGAACCCGTCTCGGTGTCGAGGAAGTAGACGGGCTTGTCGGCGTAAGGAATGTTCCGTTCGCGCATGTATTGCACGAGGCCGGTGGAGACGAGGGTTCCCGTGTACGTTTTACCAGATCCGGCAAAGCCCATGATCCCCATTTTGAGGAAGGCTGATGTCATCTCTGCTTTCTTGAAAAGGGCCATGTTCAAACTCCAATCACTTGCGCGCGCAGCGCAGCCGAGCGGCCCAACAGCCGCGAAGGCGTCAACCCAATCTTCCCCGTAAAGCACCGGCACATAAACTGATGAGCTTTGCTCCAACAGGTATGGCGACAAGCACAGCAGCGAAGGCAATGAGGCCTGCAACGGCTGCCTGAGAGGCTGTCTCGATCATCACGGTGCTCCGATATGTGTCGAATGCTCATGCACGCGTGATGCTCTTGGCCGTTCGTCATCTGGCCATTCGTCGGCGATACGCTCGACTTCCTGCGGGTTCGATCTGATGTAGTGCTCGACCAGATGGAACTCCGGAGACATCGGCTTGATCTCGTAGCGCGGCGTTCCGGGCGCGAACTCGAAGGCGTAGATGGCTTCGATCTCGAAGGCGGTCGGCGAGCCGAACAACTCGGCCATCATTTCCGCCTCGGCCACCTGCCGCATGGCGCCATCGGTGCCGGTCATGAAGATCGGGTGCTGGAAGAAGAACTGCATCACACAGCCCCCTGCCGCCTGCGGAATTCCTCGAACGACGTGATGCCGTCCTCGATATCCAGCTGATGTTCGTCGGCGGGCTTCGATACGATCATCGGCAGCTTGCGCATGTCGCGCTCGCAGTCTTCGATGGCGTCAGCAAGCTGGCCCTGGATACGCCGCACGGTTTCGTAGGCGGCACCGCGCGCGTGGCGGTCGGAGTGCTTGATGTAGAGCAGCCGCTCGGCAGCAGAGATGCAGTCCATGCCGCGCAGCCTCAGGTGGGCGGCGAGCAGCTTGATGGGTTCGGGTGTATCTTCGAAGCTCATCACACGGAACCTTCTGTTTGCTGATGGAGTTGAGCGGCGACAGGTGTGCTGGGTAGGTCTGCCTGTCGCCGCTCCCCGCTCGACCGCTTGCTGCTAGTGCCCCCGACAGCAAAGGGTCGTTATGGCTGAGCGCCTTCGCCGCAGGAGGTGGCCGCTCCAGCGCTCTGCCGGTAAGGAATTGGGTTAGGGATCGGGTGGCAGTGGCGGGACAGATGGCACATCAGCCCCGACCTCGCCGATCAGCCGCGGCTCGCGGCCGTACCAGCGCTCACGCGTGTTGATGGTGTGATTGAACCCGTCGAGGCAATTGGCGAGGTAGTCGGCGAGCATGAAGTCCGGCGTGTTGCTGCCGTTCTCCATCGAGTGGCTATTGATCAGCGCTTCGAGTTCATCTCGGAATGAAGGGCGCCCAATCGGCGCGGGTGGGGTGACTTTCTCGACGCTCGCGGGTGCAGAGGTGTCAGCGTGATTCATTTGTCTTCCCCTTAGCTTCAGATCCAACTGTCACCGCCTGAAGGTTTCCAGCCCTAGTTGCCGAGGGTGGGAAGCGCGCGCCTGGAAGAGGGAGCAAACCGGGCGCTGTAGGGCGTCACGCTTCAGGCGGTGACAAAAGGACAATAGGCCTACCGTTGAGATTTTGTCAACGGTCAATATTGAGATTTTCACAATGGTGGAGACGAGCGGAGTTCAGTACGCTGATTTCAGCGGGGTTTTTTCTCGTACTCGGGGGATTTTGTGATGCGTACTGTTCTAGCGGCAGCGCTATGCGCGCTCGCCACCGTCGCCTATGCCGGCGACACTCACGTCAACGGCTACTTCCGCAACGACGGGTCCTACGTCCAGCCGCACTATCGCTCGGCGCCGGATTCCAGCACGTACAACAACTATTCGACCCAGGGAAACGTCAATCCGTACACGGGGCAGGCGGGGACGCATAATCCCTACCAGATGCAGCAGCCGTCAACGGGATATGGCACGAACTACATTGGCCCGCGTCGCTGAAAGACGGCTGCGGTGCTCGCGGGCTGTCAGCCACGCGTTGATGACCGCGCACCGCAGCCAATCCGCCGGGCCTAGAGTGCGCAGATTCCACCGAAAAGAGTGCCAGCGTTCGATCATACAATCTAAGGTAGCACAACCTTATGGGGTATGCTAGTCGACGTAGCGTTCCTGCCGGCCGATCACGAGGCCCTTGATCTCGAAGTCGTCAATGGGCGTCGTGTCCGCATCGTTCGGGCCGACTAGATGGAAGCCTGAACCGCTTTTAAGGACCGCCCGTCGCAATACGACCTGGGTTAGACCGTCCCGGTGCCGCTCGCAATGGAGCCGGTCTCCGTCACGTATCTTGCGCCGCATCTTCTCGAAGGGGACGCAAACCACAAATTCAGCGCTCGTCCCGACCGTGCGTGATTCCTCGTCGACCTCGAGTGCATACTGCTCCGATGGCGGGTAGTCGGCGCTAGGAATTGCCGCTACCTCTTTGCGCTTGGGCTGCCGCCGTGCGCCTTCCTGCCAAACCCGTTCCATTATCACCCCTACAACTGGGATGCTCTCACCCATGGTGATGCCTCCCGTAAGGTCAGGCAGTGGGAACGACGGCGGCTGCTTACCGAGCCAGCTGATGATCTTTTTCCACTCATCGACCTGAATCCGGCGTCGGCCTTGAAAAATCCGAGTGACGCTGCCGGGATCAACACCGATGGCCCTTCCGAGGGCGGCTCGGGATTTGTTCTGGTTCTTGAGCGCCTGATCGAGCCATATGATGTTTTTGTCCATGGCCCAATCAACTAGCTGGTCACGACGCCTCCCACTATCCGGCAAAACAACAACGATATTGGGGAATAAGCAATGTCCCCGCCATTGACAAAATCACAATACGCGCGCAATGTCCGCGCATGCAAGCAAAGAAGACACAGCCCTTTTTGCAGCCAGCTGCCAGCGTCATCTCCAAGTTCGGAGGTGCCAGAAAGCTGTCTGATTTGATGGACTTGGACAAGAGCACCGTGTGCCAGTGGCGCGTGTCCAAGGAGCGCGGCGGCACTGGCGGCCTGATCCCGGCCCGGCATCATGAGCCGCTTCTGGCGTTGGCAAAAAAGCAAGGTGTCAGGCTCGGGGCTTCCGACCTGGTCAAGCGCCCACCGCCAAGGAGTTTGGCGTTCGACCAAAGTATGGCGGCCCGCTGATGTCATGACCCCGTGGCTTTTCCAGCCACTTCCCGAGTTTGGTTAATAGTCAGTGTGACGATTTTTGAACGCAACAAACCACCGGTTGCACACAGGTCGTCCCTCCTCCGTACCAGTAGCGTCCGCGTCTCAGCCCTCCTTGGGCGTCCTCATCGACTTGAACCCGGCGCTCCAAAGCGCCCCAACGCCTCAGAGCGCCGGGTCTTTTACGCGGAGCGCGCATGCCGTTGTCAGATGAAATTCAGGCCGGGGTGGTCCGCATGGCACGCGCTGGCCGGCCGCCGGCAGTGATCTGCGCCGCCTTCGGTCTCACCAAGGGGCAGGTGAGCGGTATCATCTTTCGCGCCCGCCAAACCGGCTCGGTCAAGCCCACCGCGAAGCCCGTCCCCAAGCGTCGCAACTGGACGCCGGAAGATACCGTGAAGATCAAGCGCCTGTGGAACGAGGGCGCTTCCGCCACCGAGATCGCAAAGGAATTGGGCGTGCAGTCGCGGTGCGCCGTGATCGGCGTCATCCACCGCCTGAAGGGAAAGGGGCAGATCGAAGTTCGCCGCGCCAAGAACATGCGCTCGCGCGCGTCATACGGCTTCGATCCCGTGGCCGGCCTACCAATCCCCGCGCCTCGTGCTGACGACACCGCCCGCATTGCCTTCGCCGACCTCGAGCGCCACCACTGCCGTTTCATCTGCTGCGCTGAAGCGGGCAAGGCCGTTGCTGCCGGCGACAAGCTCTACTGCGGCGATGAGATTGTTCCGGGCACGTCATACTGCGCCGGTCATCTCGCCCGCGTCTCCCGCGACACCGCCCTGTACACGCCCAAGCAGCTGGCGTGGCTGGAAGAGCGCCGGACGAAGGCCGCCTACCGGCCGGCCGAGTCTCTCGAGGAGATTCCGGCATGAATTGGGACCAGTTCGAAACCCGCATATTTGCCGGCAAGCGCATGTTTTCCGCCGGCGCCGAGCTGCGCCTCATCTTCCGCAGCCGCAAGAACCTCCCGTTCCTCACGCTGCAGAACTTCGGACGCTTTCCGCTGTCCGACCGTAACCCGTTCGATCAACCGTTCCCCGTTGCGTCCGAGAGTTCCCCTCAAACCTCGGAGAAATCCTGATGAACCCGATCACTGACACCGACCGCCAGCGCCGTTGGCGCCATCTCGGCCACGTCTTCACCGTCACATCCATGCTCATGACCGGCTGGGCCGGCTGGCATCTCGGCGGGGACAGCCTCATCGCGTCCGTCGTTCTCGCGGTGCTGTTCGCTGCTGTCACCTACGGTGCTGCCCATCTCCTCACCGAGATCGACGCTTCGTGGGCGGAAGGCCGCCGCAACGCCGCCATCGGCCTCACCGTCGTCTTCGGCCTGTTCTTCTGCGCCGAATACTTCGCCCACACGATGTTCAACGTCGGCCACCGCGCCACCGACATCGAGCACGCCCAGCTTCAGGACACCCGCTTCGACGACACGCAGTCGCAGAAGGCGGAACTGGCCGAGAAGAAGAAGCTGCTCGAGGGTCGTCTCGACAAGCTCGAAGCGCAGCATGCGTGGATGTCGACCAAGCCGTCGGCAGCGTGGAAAGCCGAGATCGCCAACATGGAAGGCGATAAGGTTTTTGCCCGTTCCAAGCAGTGCGCCAACGTCACCAAGGCTGACAGCCGCGCATTCTGCGACAAGCTCGCCGAGCTGCGCGCCAATCTCGCCGTCGCCGAGGATCACGACAAGACGTCGGAGATGCTGGCGGCAACCGAGACGGCGTTGCTCAACACGCGCGAGAAGTCGGCCAGCATGACCAAGGGCGAAAGCTCTGCGGCCGAGCAGACCAAGGTCATTGCGCAGCTGACGAGCTTCAGCCTCACGCCTTCGGCCACGCAGCTGGCGTGGGTCAACATCGGCATCGGTGGGTTCGTCTCGCTGCTGTCGTCGATGGCGGCTGCGGTAGCGAACTGGCTGGCCGGCGGCATTCGCTCGGCATCCTTGTTCGTCGCCAAGGCGAAGTGTGCTGTCGAAGCCAACCCGCTTCAGCCTCAGATCGACGAGCTGAAGGCGATGCTGCTGCAGATGGCCCAGGGTAGCCAGCGTCTCGTTACGGCCGCTCCTGCCCCCATCGCCGCCCCGGCAGCACCCATCAACGTGACCGAGAACTACACCGTCACCGACGACCAGCAAGCCAAGCGCATTCGTGAAGGCTTGCTTGCTGCTGCTGATCGCATCGAGCGAAAGGCGGCTTGAAACTGAAAACGCCGGTCTCGTGGTGGAGACCGGCGTCTGGATCTGCGCCCGGGGGAATGTGGGCTTCAAACTCAACTTACGCATCACCGACAAGGAGCGTTTGATATGTGCAATATAGTCGGAAATCCTGTTCGGAACAAGGCGAAGAACGTTGCTTTTCCAGCATCCGTTGGAAGGAGCACGCAATGAAAATCGCCTCCTTCTCTATCGCAGATTACTGCGAAGCCACGGAAGGCATGCCGCACGACGTCGAGCGGCTCTATTTCCGCATCCTGATGAAGATGTATTCGCGCGAAGCCGGATTGCCGGACGACGACCGCGATAACGCGCGCATCTTCGGCTACGACATCCGCGTCTACAAAGGGCTCAAGGCAAAGCTGCTCAATTGGCCGGACGCCGTCCGCATCGAGGGCGGCTTGATGCTCAATGGGCGGGTCGAGAAAGACATCGCCGACTACAAATCCAAAAGGAAGTCTGCCGGACTTCCGGCAAAGATCAGCGAGACTTCCGGCGAACTTCTGCCGGACTTGTCGCAAAAGTCTCCTCACATCTCACATGCAACAAACGGCGAAAACAATAACTTAGCTGAACCCTCTCCTACTCCTACTCCATCTCCAATAGAATCTAACCCCCTTATTCCCCCTGATCCGTATGACCGCTGCGCGTTCGTTGCTGGCGAGCTTGTGCTGCGAAACGGGCTGAAGGCGTTTTGGCTCGACCAGTTTGGCGGTGACGAGATCCGGCTCGACCTCGCCCTGAAGCAGGCCGCCGGGTACGTCCAGGAAAATAGCCGCAGGCCGCTTGAAGCGCAGGTCAGCGCACAGCTCGGGCGCATCGCCGGTGATCGGCATGACCGCGATCGGAGGGTGTCGAGGACGCCAGCCGTGGCCCAGACGCAACCGTTCGAAGACTGGCGCGAGAAACGCCAGCGCGAGCAGCGTGAATTCCTCGAGTTGGCGCGGAGTATGTCGTGATGAACCCCCTGCTGAGCCGACTAGCGATCGTGTACGGGCCGCCGGAAAGTGCCGACCCCGCGGCGTACCTCGCCGAGATCGCGAAGATGATCGCGAAGTACCCGCCGAACATCCTGGAAAAGGCCGGCGATCTGATCCTGCGCACACATCGCGGCAAGAGCTTCCCCAAGCCGAACGACATCGTGACCGCCTGCGAGGATGCGCTGCCGGACCCGACCAACGGCGGCTCGGAGAAAATCCGCTACGCCGAATGGCTCGCGGCCAGCTTCGTGTGCGAGACGCAGCACAACCCCAAGACCAACCGCATGGAGCCGCTGGGCTTCGAGTTCTCCAAGCGCTTCCGCGGCCACCCGTGGGTGGAGCAGGCCGAGAGCGAGGGCTGGGGCAAAGAGCTGCGCGGCCACCTTCGCCACGTGATCAAGATCCGCATCATTGGCGAGATGGCGAAGGGCAACACGGACATCAACGTGAACCTCATCGTGCCGAACATCTCCGAGGTGATGCCCAACAAGGCATGGGTCGATGCCGCACGCGAGCAGGCCAAGCGCTACGCAGCGGCGAAGGCTTGGCGGGACACGCAGCCGGAGCCGGCAGACGCCGCACGGCTCGAGGCAGCACTGCGCCGGCTGATCGGCAAGGCCGCTACGCAGGAAGCAGCAGAATGACCCCATCGGCGGCCGAAATCCGCAATGAAATGCGGGCCGGTCGCGACACACTCGAAATCGCAGACCTGTACGGCGTTCCTGAGTCCCAGGTTTACAACGCACTCTCAGAAAGGAACGTCAGCAATGACAGAGCAACAAGCGAGGGAGCGGTTCGATCTCCTGTTCAAGAGGTACGAAGAGGGTGGGCACGACAGCCTGACCTCCGGTGAGCGCGAGGAACTGATGGCGCTGTATCTGACACTCGAAGCTGGAGGGAAGCCGCAATGAGCCTTGCAGAGCACCTACCGCCCCGTCCCCGCATCAAGCGCAAGGCGTTCCGGAACCTGCACGGCTTTGACCGCGCCCGCGTCCTCGCAGCAGCGGAGAAAGGCACCGTAGACCTCAGGCAGCAGGGTGGTCCCTTGCGCTGGTACATCCTGCGGGTGGAGCCGCAGAAGGAATTCCCCGCCGAGCAGATCATCGACAAGCGCGGCGCCATCTCGTTCGTGCCGGTGGAGGAGAAGTTTCCCCGCCTCTCCCGCCATTCCCGCAAGCGCGACAAGGCCGCCGAGCCCAAGCGCTATCCGATCTTCCCCGGCTACGTCTTTGCCGGGTTCCACGGCACCATCCCCATGCGTGAGCTGGCACGGCTGTACGTCATCAAGGGCGTCGTCGGCCTGGAGGGAAGGCCGTATGAGGTTCCGGGCGACATCATCGAAGGGCTGAAGAAACTTTCCGGCAAGACACTCCCGCGCCGCTCGAGCCCCAACCCGCACAAGTCCTTCGACGTCGGTGAAACGGTGGAGATCACCGGGGGACCATTCGAGGGCTGGTCATTGCCGATTGTCGGCATCAGCGGCAAGATGGCGGAGTTCATGGTGCAGTTCATGGGCAAAGAGCAGAAGGTGAAGGTGCCGTTGGCATTCTTGGAGGCAGCGTGATGGGTGAGGTGGTCATCCTTCAAAACGTCACCTCGCTCGACCTACCACCGGAGCGGTTACTGAATGCAGCCATCGAAGCAGGGCCATCCAAAGTCCTGATCATCGGCGTCAAAGAAGACGGTAGCGAATACTTCGCCAGTTCCGTGGCCGATGGCGGCGATGTGCTATGGATGTTGGAGCGTGCCAAACTCAAGCTGTTGCAGGTCGTCGAGAAATGATTCATTCCCGCCACACATGCACAGAAATACCACCGTCATTTCACCGCCCCATTGCGTCCCGCGCACGCGCGCGATAACCAGAAACCAGCAATGGCGACCTGATCAGAAGCGCGCTTTATGCGGACGCTCTAGGAACCCAGCAGAAGCGGCAGATGTTTTTCGTATCTCGCCCTCTGCCAGTCTCGAATTGCGCCCGAAGCAATCTCAACACGCACGCGCAGCGTAGGCGAAGGGCTCGATAGCCCAAGCCGTCAAAATCCAAATTCCCCGCGGGTACTAGCCCCGCTCATGGCTCCCTCACTGTCAGCGGGGCCGTGCCGCACATCTCCCGGATAACCCGCGGGGAACCCTCTCGCATGAGGCCAGCATGAACGCGAACCAAGCCTTCAAGGAGGTTCTCGCCTGGGTCACCTGGGCTTTGACCCTCGTCATCCAGGTCGGATTACTCGTCCTCATCGCAACGGCGGTGGCGGCAGAGTTCAAGTTCTCCACCCCTCTGCTCCCGGTCGTCCAGTGGCAGACGCTGGCATGGGCATCAGGAGCTTGGTGGCTCTACCAGGGCAAGAAGATCGTCTGAGGATAGAACCGGATGCCCACCTCAACCTTCACCTTCTTTCACGACTTCTCCGAGCAGCTCGGCAAGGGCGTCCACGACTTCGCCTCGCACACCTTCAAGGTGGCGCTGACCAATTCTGCACCGAACTATTCCACCAATACAAACATCAGCGACATCACGCAGATTTCTGCGACGGGCGGCTATGCCTCGGGCGGCTATACCCTCGACAGCGTAACGTGGGCGCAGTCTTCCAACGTCTCGAAGCTGACCGTGGCTGACGAGGTGATCACGGCGTCGGGCGCCAGCGTCGGGCCATTCAGGTACGCGGTAGTGCAGAACGTCACCGCGTCAGGCGCACTCGTTGGCGGTCTCGACTATGGCTCGGCGCTCACTCTGGCGGACACGGAAAGCCTGACCCTCGACTTCGACGCCACCAACGGCCTCATGACGGTGACAGTATGAGCTTTGACATCGCATCCGCGCGCAAGCGCTTTCACGAGCTACGTGGGCAGCGCGACGCCATCCGCGAGCAATCCGCACCGATCCGCGCCGAGCGCGACAAGATCGAGGCGGACGCCAAGGCGCAGCTCGAAAACTATGACGCGCAGATCAGAGCGATTGAGGACGGCCTGCCGCCGATCAAGGAGGAGATGGCGTTCCTCTGCCGGGCGCTGAACGGAAAGACGGGGACGGCGTAAGTGGCGCTGGCCACGATCAACGCTCCCGGGTGGGAGCTGATCGACTCCAACACGTCCCCCGGCACGGTAGCGGCGGTCAATTTCAACCACGCGCTGATCCCGGCTTTCACCGAGTTGATGATCACGGTGGAATCCATCACGGCGAGCACCAACGCGGCGGTGCGCTTCCAGTTTTCGACCGATGGCGGATCCACGTTTCTCAACATCGCCTACCAGCGCAACCAGAACTCATCGGGCTCCGAGCAGCGGCAGACCTATCTCGGTCACGAAAGCGCCGGTTCATCCAGCTTGCAGGGCACGTGCCACATCATCTGCCCGCCTAACGCCTACAAACACGCCCGCATGCACTCCTCGCAGTCTGGGGCATCAAACTTTGGCGGCGCGGCGCATGGCACGGTGGAGTCCGCATCTGTGATCAACTACGTGCGCATCACGCTGAACACCGGCAACATCACCGCCGGCACGTTCCGCCTGTTCGGTAAGCGCTGATGGCGATCACAGAAGCCTATTCGGACACCGGCACATCGATCGGCACCACGGAATGGTCGTTGACGAACGACTCCAGCACCATCGCCAACCAGACCGATGACGGCGCCTACCAAGTATTCCTGGACCTCAACGCGATGGCGTCGGGCGACACCTTCGTGGTTCGGCTCTATGAGAAGGTCTACAGCGCCGGCACGCGCCGCGTGGCTCAATCGTGGACGCTCACAGGTGCGCAGTCCGATCCGATATGGGTCTCGCCGTGCGTGCTCCTCATGCACGGATGGGATTTCAGCATTCAGAAGACCGCCGGCACGGATCGTTCAATCGCCTGGAGCGTCAGAAAGGTAGCCTGACGTGAGCTTTGCGGCGCCTTACTGGTTCTTCGATCCGCTAGCGACGGCCGCGCAGCTAGCGACCGCCAATTCCTACCTGCTCGACGTCACAGTCGGCAGCGTCACGGTTACCGGCCAGAGCGTAGGCCTGCGTGGCGACCGGCAGCTGCACGTCACAGGGGCGAACGTCTCTGTTGCAGGCCAATCGGTCGCTCTCAAAGCAAGCCGCCAGCTCGCGGTCACCAAATCAGACGTCGCCGTCACCGGCTACAACGTCATCCTGCTCAAGACCTTCGTGCTCGGGGTCCAGGTCGGCAATGTCGCCGTCGCGGGTCAGTCGGTAGCCCTTAGGGCCGCTCGAAACCTTACCGTCACTCATTCGAACGTTGCGGTTGCTGGTCAGAGCGTCACCCTCAACCTCAACCGCCGCCTTGCCGCTACGGTCGGCAGCGTTACGGTATCAGGACAGAGCGTTGCTCTAAGGGCGACGAGACAGCTTCGCGTCACGACCGGACCCGTAACGGTCACCGGGAACAGCGTCGGCCTCGGCTATACCCGCTACCTGGTCACCGGCACTGCCAACGTCTCGGTCCAGGGCTACCCGGTATTTCTCAAGGCCGACCGCCAGCTTCACGTCAGCGTCGGCAATGTCCAGATCACCGGGCAGACCACCGTCTTCTCCCGCACCTATGCGATCATCGTGGGGACGGGGCATGTGGTGGTCACTGGGTACGGGCAGCAGTTCGCCTACCACCGTCGGCGCATCTTAGGCGCGCTCACTGGAGCCAAAAGCAACGCCATCGTCGGCGGTGCCCAGGTCCAGATGTACGGATCATTCGGCCAACCCTCAATCGCTTTCATGGGTGGCAACAAGAGCGTCACGGGCCGCGCTCGCGGCGGATCCAGGATCAGAGGCTACTAGAGATGCTGAAGAACGGCCGCCTCTACCCAGGCAACACCATGCAGGTGTCCGTCACCCTGGTAGACGACAGCGGCAACGCTATCGACCCTGACACCATCGTCTTCAAGACCTACGATCCCTGCGGCCGCACCCAAACCTACACCTACGGCCCTGACCCGGAAGTCACCCGCTCATCTGCCGGCATCTACGTCGCTGAGATCACCCCAGACAAAGCAGGACGCTGGAACTGCCGCTGGGAAACCACCGAGCCCGTGTTCACCACCGAGGACAGTTTCATCGTCCTCACGTCTCCATTCTCATCCGATTGCTATAGGGACTACGTGTGATGCTTGACCCGGTCAGAGAGAAATTTGCCCAGGAGTACTGCGCAACTGGCAATGCCTCTGAGGCGCGCCGACGCGCAGACCCTAAGACTAAGAAATGGAAGAAACAATCGCTCCACGTTGAGGCTAGCAAGATGCTCAACGAACCTGAGGTTCAACTGAGGATTCACGATTTGCAGGCCGCCGCCCGCGAAAAGCACGGCGTGACCATTGAAAGCCTCACGCTTGAACTCGAAGAAGCACGCACCTTCGCCAAGAGCGTTGGGCAATCCGGCCCCATGGTCACAGCGGTGATGGGCAAGGCCAAGCTCCACGGCCTGATCGTCGACAAGAACGAGGTGACGGGCAAGGACGGCACGCCGCTTGTGCCGGTGCTGAATGTCTCGCTCGGGTAGAACTGTATTCTACAAAGTCTCCGCGCGCCGCCGGGACGCTGAAATCATTTTGCGCTGATGTCGTCGCGCAACCCGGAAATCAACCTCAAGCTCCACCGCAAGCAGGCCATCGCCCTCGATACCGAGGCCAACGAGGTGCTGTACGGCGGCGCGGCCGGAGGGGGCAAGTCTCACCTGATGCGCGTCGCCGCGATCATGTGGTGCGCATCGATACCTGGCCTGCAGGTCTACCTTTTCCGTCGCATTCGCGACGACCTGATCAAGAACCACATGGAAGGCCCCAAGGGCTTTCGGGCAATGTTGGCACCGTGGGTGCTGTGCGGGTTCGTCAAGATCGTCGACGATGAGATAAGGTTCTGGAACGGCTCGCGCATCTACCTTTGCCACTGCAAGGACGCCAAGGACGTCTACAAGTACCAGGGCGCCGAAATCCACGTGCTGCTCATCGACGAGCTGACACACTTCACCGAGGATATGTACCGCTTCCTGCGCAACCGCCTGCGCATGGTCGGATTGGCGGACAAGATCCCGGAGAAATGGGCAGGGCGCTTCCCCCGCATCCTCGCCGGTGCCAATCCCGGGAACATCGGGCACCTGTTCGTCAAGCGCACGTTCGTCGAGGGCGCCGATACCTACGAAGCCAAGCGCATGCCCGACGAAGAGGGCGGCATGCTGCGGCAGTTCATACCGGCGCTGCTCGAGGACAACCCGAGCATGGCGTCAGACGATCCGATGTACGAGGGGCGCCTCAAGGGCCTAGGGTCTGAGGCCCTTGTTCGGGCGATGCGTTATGGCGATTGGGACATCATCGAGGGCGCGTTCTTCGACTGCTGGGATTCAAACCGGCACGTGGTGCGCCCGTTCACGATCGGCAGCAACTGGACGCGCTTCCGCTCGATGGACTGGGGCTCTGCCAAGCCTTTTTCGGTCGGATGGTGGGCCGTGGTGCCAGATCAGATGACGGTCGAGAACAAGCACGGCCTGCTGGTGATCCTGCCGCGGGGCTGCCTGGTCAGATACCGCGAGTGGTACGGCGCCAAGAAGCCGGACGTCGGCCTGAAGATGAAGAACGAGGCCATCGGCGCCGGCATCGTCGAGCGCGAGGCCTTGGACGGCAAGATCGATTACGGCGTGCTCGATACGGCATGCTTCGCCAACAATGGCGGCCCGCCCATCGAGGAGCAGATGCGCCTTGGGATGACGGCAGAGGCCGCTAAGCGCAACGTGAAGATGATGCCGTTCCGAACGGCCGACAAGACGCGAATAGCAGATGTGGGCGCTGCGACAGGCTGGGGCGGTGTTCGCTCACGTCTGATGGGTGACGACGACGGCAACCCGATGATCGTGTGTTTTTCGACCTGCCACGATTCCATCCGCACCATCCCGGCACTGCAGCACGACGCCAACAGGCCGGAAGACATCGACACGGACGGCGAGGACCACGCGGCGGACGAATGGCGTTACGCGTGCGCCTCGCGGCCTTGGGTGCGCAAGACGTCGGAACCGCCACCGAAGAAACCGAACGACTACAAGGCAGCCAGAGACGAGGGGGCAGACAGTTGGCGATGAAGGGACACAATGCTCGCTGACGCCGCCCAGGCTATCGACAAGACCGGTCTCGATGCCACGGCAGAGCCGCAGGGGCAGGCGACGCCGGCCGATGTGCGCCGCTACTGGCGCTATCTGCGCTCATTCGAGACGGCGAAGGACGCCGAACTCAAAGAGGGCGCCACCCACTCGAAGTATTACCACGACAAGCAGTGGACCGACGCGGAGAAGAAGAAGCTCAAGAAGCGCAACCAGCCTGAGGTCGTCGACAACCTCATCAAGCGCAAGATCGACTTCCTCGTCGGCGTCGAGCAGCGCATGCGCCGCGATCCTCAGGCCTACCCGCGCACACCAAAGCACGAGCAGGATGCGGACGTGGCGACGGCCGGCATACGCTTCGTCTGCGACCAGAACCGCTGGGACAACCTCTCCTCCGAGGGTATGCACCACGGCCTTGTGCAGGGCAAGGGCTTCGCCTGGATCGGCATCACGAACGGGCCCAAAGGCAATGATGTGGCGATCGAAATCTGCGATCCCGGCCGTGCCTTCTATGACCCGCGCTCGATCAAGCCGGACTTCTCCGATGCCCGCTATATGGGCGTGCAGCTCTGGCAGGATGTCGACGAGGTCAAGGAAGCGCACCCGGACAAGTCGGCGGAAATCGACAAGCTGGCGGATGGCTCATCCTCACCGTCGAGCCGCATCGCCATTCCGGCCGATAACGACCAGGACTTGCAATGGACCGACCTCGATGCCCGCCGTGTGCGCATCGTCGAGATATACGAAAAGCGCCTCGCCCCGCCGATGATGAAGGCGGTGTGGTACTACTGCAAATTCTCCGGCGATGTCGTGCTGCAGTCGATGATCTCGCCCTACCAGGACGAGTACGGCCAGCCGGCCTGCCCGTATGAGGCCTGGAGCCCGTACATTGATGAAGCGGGCGTGCGCTATGGTCTCATCCGCACCATGCAGACGATGCAGGACGAGGTGAACCACCGGCGCTCCCGTGCGCTGCACGAGCTGAACAACCGGCAGACGTTCTCGAACACGCCCGGCGCCGTCGATGACGTCGAAGCCCTCAAGGCTGAAATCAACAAGCCTGACGGGCATCTCAGCTTCAATGCTGGCGAGTGGAACAAGACCGTCGGCATCGTCGACCGCACCAACCAGCTCAAGGGCCAGCTGGAAATGCTGCAGCAGTCCATCCAGCGGATGGAGAACTACGGGCCGAACCCAGGGCTGATCGGGCAGGGTGGTGGCGTAGCGGATCAGTCTGGCCGGGCCATACTCGCGCAGCGCGACAGCGGCATGACGGAATTGTCCCCCGTGTTCGAGCGCCAGCGCAATTGGAAGCTCAGGGTCTACCGCGCCATCTGGGCCCGCATTCGTCAGGCTTGGACCGCGGAGCGCTGGATCGCCATTACCGATGAGGAATCGGACGTTCAGCATCTGCCCATCAACCAGTATCAGATGGTGATGGATCCCGAGACCGGGCAACCGCGCATCTCGGCACAGAACGTCGTGGCTCAGATCGACGTCGACATCATCCTCGACGAAGGCCCAGACACGATCGTGATGCAGGAAGAGTTGATGCAGACGCTTTCGCAGCTCGGCAATACGCCGCCGCAGCTATGGAAGGTGTTCGTCGAGCTTTCCCAGGTCAACCGTAAGGATCAGTTGATCAAGATGATCGACGAGGCCATGGCGCCGCCGCCCGATCAGGCGGAGATGGCTGCCAAGATGGCCCGCATCGAGCAGATGTTGGCATCGATCAAGGTGGACGGCGAGGCCGCAAAGGTCGAAAAGACGCGCGCCGACACGATCTCGACGCTGCTGACCGCGTTTACCCCGCAGGCGCCGCAGACGCACGAGGACAAGCTGACGGGACAGGTGACGCAGCTACCCGCCGCACCGCCGCCCGACATCAATGCCGCCCTGCAAGCCATGCAGCTGTTCCCGCTGACGTACCCGAACCCGACGATCGGAGAGCAGGACCAGGCAGAAGCGATGCAGCCGCAGATGCCGCAAGGCCCGATGGATGGCGGACAGCTTCAGGAAACGCCGCAAGGTGGCCCGCCGATGCCTCAACCGGGCATGCTGCCGCCACCGGGACAGCCAATGCCAGGAGGAATGCCAGTTGGACCGTGAAGCTGAATTGCGCCTCGAATGCCTCAGGATCGCACGCCAAGAGGGCGCGCAGGGTAGCGCTCTGATCGAGCGTGCCGGAGAACTCTACGCCTTCTGCAACGGGGAAGCGCCAACGAAGGCAATCAAGCCGATACTCCCGCCAGGTGATTGGGTGCTGCACCCAATCACGCCGGTGCAACCAGACCCAACAGACGCCGCATGGGACGCCGTAGAGGCCAAGCTGAAGGCGCAGCAGTGGACCCCGGAAGAGCAGGCGGTCATCAAATCGCGCATGCCCATCGCCAAGGCAGTCGGCAAGGACGGCACCTTCGACAAGCCGTTCAGCGATTATCTGAAGGAAGAGTAGCCGTGGCAGACGACGACAAGCCACTTGATAAGGCCGAAGTGCTCCGCCGGGTGAACGTGCTGCGTGAGGGCAATCAAATGTCCCGCGCCGCGTTCGGCAAACTCGTCGAGGTCCGTTGGCGCGGCGACAGTCTTCGCATAGCCACGACCAAGCACACGATTTTCATCTCCAAGGAACACTGGGATTATCTTGGGGAACAGCGACTTTAGTAGCCGTGCGTCTCGCGCGGGCAGCGCGTCATCTGCCCATCGCCTCACTCGAGCGCATCGAGTGTTCCTCGTGACCAGCAAACGACATTGCGGAGAGTGACCCATGACGACTGACCAGTCGGCATCGCTAGATGCTGCAATCACCGACGTATTCTCGACAGGACGCGACAGAGGCGGCAATTCCGCGCCGTCTGAAACCCAAGCCCCGGCCGAGCCCGCTGCAGCTTCACCGCCAGCAGCCGAAGCAACGCCGCCGGCCCAGGTTCCTCCGACAGAGGCCGTCGACCCCAACACTGGTCGCATGGTTCCGCTCACCGAACTCACCAACGAGCGCAAAAAGCTCAAAGGTGAGCGCGATGAAGAACGGCGGCTGCGCATGGAAGCCGAGGCTCGCGCCAAGGTCTACCAGGAGCAGTTCGAAGCGGCTCGTCGTCAGCCGCCGCCGCAGGCACCCCAACCGCGTCAGCCTATCCGCATCCCCGATCCTGTTACCGACCCGGAGCAGTACGCCCGCTTCGTCCACCAGACCGCCGAAGAGCGCATCGAAGCCGCTCGTCTCGACGCTTCGGAGGACCGTGCGCGGGAAAAATACGGCGACGAGATCGTCAACCAGGCCCTCAACGCAGCCCAGCAGGCTGGCCTCGTCGGCCACCCGCAGCTGCTCCAGCAGCGTCACCCTTGGGGCGCGATGGTGGAGTGGTTCAAGCAGCAGAAGGCTTTGCAGACGATCGGCTCCGACCCGGAAGCCTACGCCAACAAGATCAGGGAAGAGGAGCGCGCCAAGGTTCTCGCAGAACTGAAGGCGGGCAACGGTCCTACGGCAGGGGTGCCGCAACAGTTCCCGGGAACGCTCGCTTCGGCAACGCAGCAGGGCGCCACCGGTCAGATCACCAAAAACCTTGAGGCTGCAACTTCAGACGTGTTTGCCCCGGACCGAAAGGCGAGGGGAATGCGTCGCTGATGCGTACCCGCGGCCTCGTGATCCATCCCTGACACGAGGAAAAAGCAATGGCATCCACTTCAGTCCTAGCCGGTCTCGACCTTACCAAATGGTCGCCGAAGTTCCTGACCGAATACATCAGGAAGTCGGGTTTCGAGCCCTACATGGGCACGTCCGAAGACGACATCATCCAAGTCAAGATGGACTTGCAGACCAGCGGTTTCACTATCCGCATCCCGCTCGTCGGGCGTCTGCAAGGCGCCGGCGTCACCGGCAACAGCCCGCTCTCCGGCAACGAAGAGCAGCTCGACCAGTACTACCAGGACATCGCCTGGGACTTCTATCGTCACGCCATGACGGTGACGAAGTACGACCAGGAGAAGTCGGCGGTCGATCTCGTCGGGCAGTTCCGCCCATCGCTCAAGAACTGGGCGGCGGAGATGCACAAATATCAGATCATCGATTGCCTCCATACGACCTCTGGCGGCCTCAAGTTCTCGGCCTCAGATGCCACGGCCCGCAATCTGTGGATGAACAACAACGCCGACCGCGTGCTGTTCGGCGCAACGGTCGCCAACGCGGTCTCCGGCGTTCACGCAACGGCGCTCGCTCTTGTCGACAACACCGACGACAAGTTGTCGACCCCCATCGCTTCGCAGGCCCGCTTCATGGCCCGCACGGCGAACCCGCACATCCGGCCTTACAAGACCGAGGATGGTCGGGAGTTCTACGTGATGTTCTGCAATCCGCTCGCGTTCCGCGACATCAAGCGGGATTCGGCAATGATTCAGGCTAACCGCGATGCACGGCCGCGCGATGTCGCCAACAACCCGCTGTTCCAGGACGGCGACCTGATCTACGACGGCATCATCTTCCGTGAGATCCCGGAATTCTACCAGCCGCGCGTGGGCGACACGGCGACTCTCCCGAATCCGGAGACGACCTTCAACAACACGACGCCGATTCAGGTCTGCGCCAACTTCCTCTGCGGTGCGCAGGCACTCGGCAAGGTGATGAAGCAGGCTCCGATGCCGACTGTGAAGTCGGAAGACGACTACGGCTTCGTCAAGGGCGTCGGTATCGAGATGGCGCACAACTACTCGAAGCTGCGCTGGAACAACGCCGGCACGCCCAACAATGCCGGCACCGTGAAGGACGTTGGCATCGTCACCGTCTACACCGCAGCCGTGGCCTAAGGAGGACTGAACAATGACAGTTTATCAAACCAACCTCTCGCGGTCCTTCGGCAAGGTCACCGGCCCAGGTATCGCTCGCGCCAAGCACTCGCTGGTGGCCATCGTCGCCATGGCTGTGGCCATGACCGACAACGCCAACGACGAAGTGGGCCTGTTCGTCGCCCCGAAGGGTTTCGTCGTCACGGGCATGACGGTATCGGCATCGGACATGGATTCATCGACCGGCCTTGCCATCGATATCGGCATCGTCGGCACGGAAGCACTGTTCGTGGTTGCTTCGACGGTTGGCCAGGCGGGCACGCTGTCGACCGCACTCGCACCCGCAGGCCACCTCTACAAGTTCGCGGCCGATACGCAGGTGCGGGCCTTCATCCAGACCGCCGTTTCGGGCACTGGTTCGGCAGGCACGCTGAAGTTCGAACTCGAAGGCTTCTTCGACACGGGCTTCGACACCACGGCGCTGGTCGCGTCGTAATAGCCAACAAGGGCCGGGATCGCCTCCCGGCCCTTTCCTTTCGAGGGGATGACATCATGAAATTCCGCTACAAGGGCGAGACGCCGCTGGTGAACTTCCTCGGCAACGATTGGAAGCATGGCTCGGTGCACGACTACACCGACGATTATTCCGTCCGGAAGCTGACCAACAACTCGGCGCTGTTCGAAGCCGCCGAAGGCGCGGCCAAGCCGGAGAAGTCCAGCAAGGGCAAGGCTCCCAAGCCCGTTGAGGCGCCCGCCTCCGAGCCTGACGCCGCCTGATGGCTAATCCTGGGAGAACGTCTTCGACATGACCACCCGCACCCAGGCCGAACTCGCCGCCGCGGTGATGGAGGACATGGGCCTCATCAACACCGGCGACGGGGAAACCCCCTCGGCCGCCGACCAGGCGATGATCACCCGCAGATACCAGAACCTCTTCGCCGAGATGCAGGACGACCGCATCGTCTACTGGTCTCAGGACGCCATCCCGTTTGAGGCATTCGAGGCGGTGGTCGGGTTGATGGGCATCATTGTCGGGCCGTCGTTCGGCAAGCCCAAGGTCGCCGAGGGCGAGGCGTTCAACAACGCGCTCGAGGGAGCCAAACGGCGGGTGCGCAAGTTCGTCGCCAAGCCTGCCTCAGGCCAGCCGGTGGCATCCGAGGACAGCTACTTCTAATGGGCATCGTCCCCATCTCCCTTGGCACCCGCTCCAACCCCTCCCGTCATGCCAAGCAGGCAGGCAATGCACGCCTGATCAACTGCTTTGCAGAGGAGATCGGGGAGGAGGGCAAGACACCGTGGGTGATCACCGCATGTGCGGGATTGTCGGAATTCGGCACCGCGCTCGGGGGCGGCATCCGCGCCATGCTCGAAGCCGACGGCAACCTCTACGTCGTCGCCGGGCAGTTCGTCTACAAGATCGGCCGCTACGGCGAGCAGACGCAGATCGGATCGATCCAGACCGCCACCAACCCGGTCTACATGCGGCGCAATCGCGCTTCGCCCACCCAGATCGCCATCGTATCGGACGGCTACTACTACGTCATCACCAACGACAGCATTGCGCAGATCGAAGATGTCGACCTGCCGCCGCCCACCTCGCTCGCCTACCTCGACGGCTATGGCGTGCTGCCGGGGATCAACCGCTACATGATCACGTCGGTGGACGATTTCACCGCGATCGATGGTCTGGATGAAGGCACGGCTGAAGCCGATCCCGACCCCATCGTCAGGGCGCACGAGCTTGGACGTGAGGTATATTTCTTCGGCACCCGCACCACGGAAGCGCACCAGAACACGGGGGATGCCGATTTCCCGTTCCAGCGCTCGCAGGTGATCGAGGTCGGGCTTGCCGCCGCCGACAGCGTGTGCCCGGTGGATCTGGAGAACGGCCGCGCATTGGTGTTCGTCGCCCACGATCACACCGTGCGCATGATGGCTGGATATGAGGCCGTGGTGGTGTCGAACGGCGAGATCGCCGATTTGATCCGCCTGCGCGCCGAGGCGGGCACCATCCAGGACCTGCGCGCCACGTCCTGGTCATGGGGTGGCCGCAGCTTCTACTGCCTCTCCTGCCCCGACTGGACGCGCGTGCTCGATACCAAGACGCGCTACTGGCACGAGCGTAAGAGCTACCTCGCCGACAACTGGCGCATCGGCGTCGTGGTTCCCTTCGCCGGCAAGCTGATCGCAGGCGACCGCATCACGGGCCAGCTGTACGAGATGCGCGATGAAATCTACGACGAAGCCGGGGAAGCCCTGGTGGCGGAGGTGATCTTCCCCACGGTGCACATGTTCCCCTATGGCGGGGTCGTCAACGCGGTGTTCCCGAATATCGTGACCGGTGTGGGCCTCAACACCGCGGCAGCGCAAAACCTGGATCCGGTGGCGCTGTTCGACTGGTCCAAGGACGGGGGAGACTCGTTCGGGTCGGCGCGCACGATCAAGCTGCACCGGCAGGGACAGACGGGGCGGCGCATTCAGCCGCTGACACGCCTTGGCCGGTTCGGTCAGAAGGGTATCACCTTCCGCACGCGCATATCTGCCGACGTGAAAAAGGTCATGTTCTCGACCTTCACGGCCGACATCGAGCAGTTGGCGTCCTGACGTGGCGAGCAAGGTCGAGCTTACGCAGACAACTCCCATCGTCGACCCAAAGACGGGCCTGCCGACGCAAACCTTTCTGCAGATGTTCAACGGCTCGGTGCGCGGGCTCAATCAGGTAGGTGACGCGCTCGACGGCGCCATCGACGGCATCGCGGATGAAGCCTCAGACAGTGAAATCCGCTCGGCAACCGGTGACGACTACGTGTCCGCCCAGCGGCTTGAAACCGCCGCTGCTGCGGTGGCCCTGACTGATGCCTCTACGGTAGCCGTCGACTGGGATACCGGCATCAACTTCACGCTGACGATGGCAGGCAATCATGCCATCGGCAACCCGACCAACGGCATCCCGGGCACGTTCCGCACCATCATCGTCAAGGGTGACGACGCGACCGACCGCACCATCACCTTCGGCAACCAATTTCTCGGCGACGTGCCGACGATCACCGACTGCGATTCAGGTGTCTGGTACGCGCTCTACATCATGTGCATCGCCACCGATCACTTCGCCGTCTCGGCCAAGAAGGTGAAGGGGTGAACTTCCTTCCCGGGTGGGATGCCTCGGGGTTCATGACCGGGGAGAAGGACGCCGAAATATTCTACCAGTCGAGCGGCGGCACATCGAGCAACAGCGGTTCGTATAATTTCGGCTCCATCAGTATCGGTGCGGCAGACGCCAAGCGGTATCTTCTGGTGTTCGCCGACATGCAGTTTCTCCTCTCAGGGTCGACGCGCGAGATATTTCTCGACGGGGTGACGCCGGCGTATCTCGTTGGCAACTCGACCTCGGCGCAGAAGTGGCACCTTGTGGCGTGGCCCACGGGAACGAGCGTTGCGCTCACCATGAGCGCCAGCAACACGATGGCGTATGCCTCCTGGGCGATCTGGTCGGTGTTCTACGTGAAGAATACCGGTGCCTATACGGACTACAAAGCCTTCGCGGCTTCACCGCAAGATATCAATGTTGCCAAAGGCGGGGTTGCTGCCGCCATGGCGGCACGCGGTCCGCTCACGAACGCCTCGACCTTCACTTGGGGCGGGCTCACCAAGAACAACGAGTTCCTTACCGGTGCCGGTTCGCCGCGGGTGGGGTACTCGCCGGCCTCTGGCGCGTTCGTAGCGGCGCAATCACCCCTTTCTGTCAGCTGCGCTCACTCTTCCGGCGGCACCACGTCGGTCACGGCGATTTCTTTGCGATAGGGAGGAACGTGTCATCGGCTTGATCGGATCATTTCTCGGCACGGACCAGCGGAAAGACATCAACCGCGCCAACGCGCAAGCCAACGGCTACCTCGATACCGGGTACAACTCCGCCAATGCCGACTACGGCACGGCGATCAACAACTATAACCCCTATGTGCAGCAGGGCGGCGCGGCTAACACGTTCTACGGCAACGCCCTCGGCTTGAACGGGCAGGACGCGCAGAACCAGTCGCTGCAAACGCTGACGTCGAATCCCTTGTTCCAGGGTGAACTCGGGCAGCAGTCGAACGCATTGCTCCGGACGCTCAACGCACAGGGCAACTCTGGGGGCGGAAAGGCGCAGCTCGCCGGCCAACGCGTGTTCCAGCAAAACGCATCCTCGTGGCTCGACAAATACAACCAGCTCGGACAGCAGGGCTTGCAGGCGACGGGGCAGCAGTCGAATGCGCTGATGGGCCGGGCCGATCTGGCGTCGAACTATGCGACCGCGAAGGCGGGGAATTCCATCAACTATGGGAATGCGCTGGCGTCGTCGCGCTCCACAGGCATCAACAACTTATTGTCGCTTGGTGGGCTCGCGATCAACGCGGCAACGCCCGGTCTCGGCGGCGCATCGGCGTTTGGCAACCTTAAGAAGGGGCTCGGCTACTGATGGCATTCGGACAACTCCCCGCCTACCAGTATCCCCAGAACGCGCTCCTGAATTTCGAACCGGTCAACAGCGCGGTGACGGGCTACCGCAACGCCCTCAACCAGCAGACCGGCTTCGACTATCAGAAGGGCCAGGACGCGGTCCAGAACAAGCGGCAGAATGCACTCCTAGGCCTCCAGCAGCAGCAGGGCGCACGCGAGCAGACGACCTTCAACCAGGGCCAGCAGGACCGCGCCCACAAGGCGCTGGCAGCAACCTTCCAGGCCATCGGGCAGGAGCCACCGGAGCGACGGGCGCAGCTCTATTCCCAGGTGCGCGGGCGCGTGAAGGACTTCGACAACGACGTCATCTCTGCCGGCGGCGATCCCAACGACATGGAATCGACCATGCGCATGGTGACGGCGCAGGCGCTCGGCTACCAGACGCCGGCAGCCCCCGAGATCAAAGAGGTCAACGGGCGCCTCGTTGCCGTCTCTACGCCGCGGGGAGGCACACCGACGGCAACGGAGGTCTACGCGTCACCGGGCGGCGGCTTCAAGGACGGAAAGCAGCAGGCCGACGTCGAGGAGGGCCTGCGCAAAGAATACTCGTCGCAGGCGAAGAACTTCGTCACCATTCGCGATGCCTACAACAACGTGCAGCAGCTGGCCAGCAAGCCGAGCCCGGCGGCCGACATCGGCCTCGTCTACTCCATTATGAAGGTGTTCGACCCGACGTCGGTCGTGCGCGAGACGGAATACGCCACGGCGCAGAATGCCGCCGGCGTGCCCGATCAGGTGCGCAATATGTGGAACCGCATGCTCTCCGGAGAACGTCTGAACCCGGAGCAGCGGACGGACTTCGTCAACCAGGCGAAGTCGATCTACGGCACCCAGGAACAGTCCTATCGGGCAATGCAGGACCAGTACCGCGGCATCGCCGAGCGCAAGAACCTCGATCCCCGCAACACGATGATCGAGTTCGCCAACCCGCAATCCGCCGGGCCGGCGCAGACCGAGGCATCGGGCATTGCTGGCGCCGGCATGCCTTCACGCTCACAGCCGACGCAACCTGGCGCACAGGGACAAATCCCGCCCGGCGCGGTGCAGCTCCTGCGTTCCAATCCCTCGCCCGAGATCATCCAGCAGTTCGAGCAGAAGTACGGCCCCGGCGCCGCGCAGCAGTTCTTGGGCCGATAGATGCCGAACATATTCGATCAGTTCGACGCCGGGCCTGCACCGAGCCAAGGCCTCGTCGGCCGGCAGACGCTTGGACCCTATCCGCGCGCGCCACAGCAGCCCGGCGGCAACGTCTTCGACCAGTTCGATGGCCCCGCCGGCATGGCGCAATCGGCCGCGCAGACGTTCCGCCAGCTCCCCGGCGAGCCCGCTGGCGCCATGATCGACCCGCGCGCACCAGAACCGGCTGCGCCGCAGCCCACGCCCCAGCAGTCGTCCGCTTCGCAGATGTACCAGGGCGAGCAGGAGTACCAGATCGCCGCCCGGCAATCGACGTCGCAGGACGTGCGCAACCCGGGAGGCGATTTTGCCCGCCCGGTGCTCGGCAAGGCCTACCAGCTCGACGACGGCTACGTTTATTTCGACGGTCCCGATGGACGTCCACAGATCGCCGACAAGGCCCGACACGTGGTGCTGCGCGACCCGCAGTCGGATCAGCAGTTTGTCTTCGAGCGCACGCCGGAAACGCAGCAGAACAAGGCATTGAGCCTTGGCCGCGTGCTGGCCCCGGGCATGGCAACGAATCCGGTCACCGGCGTCGGCCGCGGCAGCGGGTTGACGGCGGCCACGCGCACGGGGCAGGCCGCGAACGAGATCGAGCAGGATGCCGCGGCCTTCAACCGGCTCGGAGTGCGCCCATTCGGCCCGGCGTTCTCCTCCGGCCCCGTCGGGGCCACCGCAAAGCAGATCACGGAATTGCCGTTCGTCGGCGAGCCCACGCGTCGCGCTCTGACGGAAAGCCTCGAAGGCACGCGCGATGCTGCCCGCGATGTGGCGTCCCGGTACGGATCATCGACCACCGCGCGCGAAGCCGGAGACGTGGCACAGCAGGGGCTCGAGCGCTTCAAGGATGCGCGCCCCGCCGACGTGCTCGACGATGCAGCGCGCAATCTGCCCGATGCACGGATAAGCCAGACCGTCGCAGCGCCGGCCCGGGAAACCTCGTTGAAGGCCAAGCAGGCGGCCCTCTATGAGCGGGCGTGGCGGCGCATCCCCCAGGACATGCAGCGCGGGCGTGCGGTTCAAGGCCAGTCGCGGGTCATGGGCAACCCGCAGAACACCCGGGCGGTGCTCGAAGGCGTGGCCGACCGCATGGCGCGCATGACGCAGCAATCGGGACAGGGTGCCGTCGACAAGGGCTCCCTGCGGCCGGCAGCCGGTCACCTGGGGCAGATCATCGACGCCGTTCGCAACCCGCGCTGGACGGCCAACCTTCAGACGCTGCGGGAGATGCGCTCGGAGTTCCGCCGACTCGCCTCCGGCATGTCGGATACGGAAAAGAACGTCCTCAAGCACTCCGACCTCGAACGCATCCAGGGCGCCATCACTGCCGACATGGTGTCGCTGTTGCAACGCAATGCCGACGCCTACCGGCGGGCCGGGGACGCGGCGACGGCCGCAGGGTTCGAGCGCTCGATTCGCGAGTTCCGCCGCGCAGACCAGTTCACCCGCCTGTCCATGGAACGGCTGGACAGCATCGAGCGGCTGTTCCGGGCGGAAAGCGCCGAGGCGCTGGCGCGCAACATCACCCAGGCGGCGCTATCGGGCGGCCGTGGCAACGAGCAGATGCTGGCGACCCTCAGGAGAACACTGCGCCCCGAGGAAATGGGCGAGATCGCCTCCTCGATTATCAACGAGATGGGCCGCCCTGTGGGGTCCGCTCGGGGAGAGACGCAGCGTATCGGGTTCTCGGTCAATTCCTTCCTGACCAAGTGGCAGAACATGAGCCCGCGCGCGAAAGCCATCCTGTTCGACGGCGAGCACCGGGCGGCGCTCGATGACCTGGTGCGGGTGGTCTCACGCGGCGCCAACGTCGAAGCGCTCGGGAATTCGTCACGCACGCTGTCCAACGCCACAGGCATCGGTTCGATCGGTGCTGCGGGGGCGATGGCAACGCAGGGCGTCGGGGCGATGGGTGCCGGTCTAGCGACCGCGGGTGCCCTGTCTGGAGCTTCGGTGATCTTCTCCCGCCCATCCTATGTCCGCTGGGTGATCGGGTATCTCAGGGCCAAGCAGGCCGTGCGCAGCCCCCAGGGCATGGGCAAGGTCGCCGCCAGCATCAACCAGCTAGGCCGACTGGCGGCGGAAGACCCGCTCCTGGTGCCGCTCCATCGCATGCTTAGCGCGGACGTCGGGGTCGAACCCGCGGGCGATCCACCAGCCAAAAACTGACACCGTCCCGATCGTCCACGGCGACACCGTGCACATGACGATCAAGAGCCCGAAACCGAACTTGCGCAACAGGAACCCCATGCCCGCATCGGTAGCACGCTAGATGGCCGAGAAAAAGAACGCTCTGATGCGCGAGCCACAGGTCACCTTCCGCGCCTCGATGCTTCCCTTTGCCAACTTCGATGATGGCTCAGTGGGACTGGCATGGCCGCAATCTGCCGTCGACGCCAAGAACGCGCTGATGCGATTTGGTAATTCCGTCGATGCCGCAACAGGGTCTCCATGGTCTCCTGAAGAGACGTTCCCTAGGGATGAGGATGCTGTTCTAGCCGGGTTGGCAATGACGGGGAGTGGGTTTGCTGGGCTTGGGAGTAGGGTAGGGAAGACTGTTTCAGGCATGGCTCGGGAGGGTGTCGAGCCCCCCGTCAGTCTCGCCTCTTCACCTGTGGAAGCGGGGAGGGCTCCGGTCACTGGTCCGTACTCAGGTCGCGTCTATCGCGGTGCGGCCGTTGAAGAGCAATGGCCGCCGACCGATCCTAAATATTCGCGGTTCTTTGCCAGCGACAATCCTGATGTGACCAGCGAGTACACCGGGGCGAGCTATGCAAAGTGGGCGCCCAGTGGAGGCCCACACGCTCCGTCGGTAACGCCGGCCGACGTGTCGTTCAATAACGCGCTCATGGTGGACGCCATGGGGCGAGGATATCCGGAGATACCTTGGCAGGGCGGCATCATCGATACCGATGGTCTCGCCAATATCGCCCGGGAGCAGGGACACGACGGGCTGGTGGTGAAGAACGTTCGTGATGGCGGCGGTGGAGATCATCCGTCCGGCCCACCATCGAGCGTGGTCGTTGGTCTGGGTCGCGGCACCGTCAAATCGCCCACGACCGGAGAAACCCTCTTCTCCAACCCCAAGGAAGCTGCACCCGCTGGCCTTCTTGCCACCTCCGGTCGCTCTGCCGAGTCTGTGCAAGTCAGAGCGTTGAAGGCGCAGCGCGATCAGTTGCAAGACTGGATTGACCGTTCCGGAGGCGTACCACCAGGCTGGCACGATCGATTGGCGGAACTTGATGCGGAGATCATAGCCGCTGGAGGGCAACCCAAGCCATCAGTCGATTTGGCGAATGCGAAGGTGGGGGCACGCGCGTACCGAGGAGCCGATACCGCGCAGGATTCGCGCCACGATGTGTTCTGGGCGTCGAGCAGCCCGAGGACAGCTAGCGAATACGCCGCTAACACGGACGCACGGCATGCGCGAGTGCTGCCGGTTGACGTCGCCTTCAAGAACCCGTTGGATATCGATGCGCAGGGGGGCAACTGGCGCCACGTGCCGTATCAGGGTTCGCGCCTTTCCACCGACCAACTCGCCGATCTGGCGCGAAAGGCTGGGCATGATGGGCTCGTTGTCCGCAACGTCGATGACTATGGCCCTGAGGCAACGACGTATGCCGCATTGACGCCCGGCACGGTCCGTTCGGGCACCACGGGTGAGACGCTGTTCGCGAACGCCAAAGAGGGTGCGCCCGCAGGCTTACTCGCCACCTCCGGCCTCGAACGCCTCAAAGCAGAAGACGCCATCAAGCCAAGACCGTTTCCTGATGCGCCGCAAACAGTCGACGAACTGGAATCCTTCCTCAAGAGCGGGGATGGAAATTCCAGAACGCGTGCCGATGAAGCCTGGGGTGAAGATCCCCAACGCTATCTCGATTACGCCTACGGCATGGGTCAGGTGATGAACCCTGAATCCGAATGGTGGAGTGGAAGCCCGACGTTGAATGCGGGCGGGCCGGGTGCAGGTGCAGTCGCAACAGCAGGAAACGGTGACATGCCCGGAAACTTCGATGCAGCGTTTGCAGAACTTCATCAGGCGCTGGTTGATCTGGATGGGGATGGCGTGCCGGATGTCGCTGTGCCGAGGAATGCACTTATGGGAGGAGGGCAGGTGCCGCAGCGGCAGAGTAATGCGCTGATGGGCGGTGGGCAGTCCTACGACAACAGCAATTTCCCATCCGGCGGACAGTTGCCGAACTACGGCTTCGGGCCAATGACGCAGATGTCTCAACTCGGGCTTACGCCTGAGGGGGCTGGGTCGATCAGCGGGCCGGCACCGAGGCCGCGGGAGTACACAGAGCCATTGGCCGAGATGACTCCGCCGCCGATTCCGGGCGGAGGGCTCATGGCGCGAGCAGCGCCGCGAATTGCTGGCGCGATCGCTGGCGGCCTAGGCCTCAGCGCGATGGTGAGCGACGCTGGAGAAGGAGCCGACAGCCCTTCCGCCAACCTCTATAAGCAGCAGGGCGCTCTGGCGAAGCGTTTGGAAGATACTCGGGCGAAGATGGACGCCGAAGAAGCGAACGGCGGTCGCGGGCGCAGCTGGTCAAGATTGGACGCCGAGGCGCGCGGCATCTCCGCTGAGCTGGAGGGCGTCAACCGTATGCTCGAAGCAGAGCGTAATTCCCCCGAGCGGCAGCAAGATATCGCCAAACGGGCTCAGGAACTCGAGGCCGAAGCGAAGACTCGCGAGGCGCGCACTCCGTTCCGAGAGCGTTATCCAAATGCCGCGGGCGTGCTGCCTATGGCAGGCATGGCGATTGCGGGCGCAGTACCGTTCGGCATGGGGGCGAAGAAGGCCGCGGGGTCGTTCTTCCCGGGAAGCTTCGCCGGTCGCGTCCGCTCAGGGATCGCCGAGGCCGAGGGTGCGATCAGGTCCGGCGATGAAGCCGCCATGGACGTCAGTCGCCGCTACTTGGACAACTTGGTTTCCGAACAGCCGACGATGGCTTCCAAAGGCGGAAACGCGCTTCTGGCTGGCGCGTCAGGCGGGGGGCTCGCAGCAGAGGCAGGCATGTTCCCAGATCAGTACGACGCCTACAACCTGCCCGCTGGGCCGGAACAAGACGCGGCGCGAGAGCGCTCGCTGAACCCCATGAACTATCTCGAGCGCGGCGGGATAGGAACGCTGACCGGCCTGTCGGGATACAAGATTGGATCGCTTGTTCCGGAACGTAAGCCCAACATTGCGCGCGCGAACGCGCTGTCCAGCTTTATGAGCGATAATCAGGCCGCCCCGGCACCAGCGTCACCGCAGGTGATCACCCGCTCGTCGTCCGGGACGTATCACGGTCCGGATGGTCGGTTCATAAGCCCGCCACGCAGAACTCCGTAGAACGTCGCACATCCGGCGAAGGCGGCAATCGCGCCGGCGATGATCATCTCGCCGGGCTGGAGGGTCTGAAAGATAAGACGCGGGCTCCACACGCCCATGGACACCAGGGCCAAGCCAGCGGCGAGAAACAGCGTACCCTTCGCCAGTTCCAATCTCATCTGACAATCACTCTCTGAAATCTGCGTAGCCTTTCAAACGCGGCGATCTTCGCACGCGCGAGTCCTTCCTACAACTCCCAACCTCATCAAGGCTAAGCGATGGCGGATGTCAAAGAAGTCCTGAAGCCAGGGCAACGCATCACCGATTCCACTGGTGCCGTCGCCTCTGGCGCCACCCTGGAGTTCTACGAGGCCGGCACCTCGACCCCGAGAGAGGTGTTCTCCGACTACGCCCTTTCGACGTCACTGGGCGTGGAGGTCACCACCGATTCCGCCGGATACCCTACCTCCGACGGCAGTGCCAAGGTCAACATCTACACCGGCCCAGGCCGCTATAAGATCGTGTGCAAGGCGTCGAACGATACCGTGCTGTGGTCCGTCGACCAGATACCCGGCGCCCTCGATACCTCAGGTTTTCAGACCGCCGGCAGCACGCTTCCCGCACCCGCCATCACCAACACCGCCAACCCGGCGACCCTGGAGATCGGCAACCAGGGCAACTACCTCAACGTCAACTGCTCGGGCGGGGATGTCACCATCACCCTCGACACCGCCGCCGACCTCGGCAACGGCTGGTTCTGCAAGGTCCGCCATGACGGCAGCGCCAATCAGGTGCTCATCGTCGGTACCGGGGGCGAGCTGTTCAAGGTTCCCGCGCCCCTGGCCGGCGTCACCTCGTTTGCACTTTCGCACCGGGGCCAAGTGGTCACCATCACCTGCGATGGGGCGGAGTTCAAGGTGGAGGAATCCTCTCCCGCCCTGTTCAACACGACCGGCATCATCATCATCGCCGACCGGCTCAACACCCCACCCTCTGCCGAAGCCGGCGCCCGCTACATCGTCACCTCCGGGGCGACGGGGGCGTGGTCTGGATATTCGCAACACGACATCGCCGAAGCCGATGGGGCGGGGGGGTGGTTCCGCTATACGCCGCCAACGGACTGCGGGTGGGTCGCCTTCGTGCAGGACGAGGACTTCTATTATTCGTTCGTCGGCTCGGCATGGATCGCGACCGGCGGGCAGTTCGTGCCCATGGCGGTGCAGGCCGACATGGAAGCGGCGACGGCAGGGAAGGTGGTCACGGCGGGTGTGCAGCACTTCCACCCGGGGCACCCCAAATGCTGGGCCTATGTCACGGTTTCCGGCGGCACGCCGACCTTGCAGACATCCTACAACATCACCTCGATCACGGATGCCGGCACGGGTCTGCTGACCCTCACCATCGCAAACGACTTTTCATCGGCCAACTGGGCACCGTTCGCGACGGTGGCGAGCAACGACGAGGCGATCGTGATGTACACAAACATTGCCGCAGGATCGGTGCAACTCACGGCCAGGTCTGACACAGGAACCAGCCTGGACCCGCCCGCCTGGTCGTTCCTCGGCATGGGAGACCTCTGATGACCTATGCACTCATCGCCCTGGAGCACGCCTCGGGGAACGTCTCGCGCATGCAGTTCGGGACATACCGCAAGCGCCACCAGCTGGATGACGCGCTCGCCCTCAAATCCGGGTTCAAGCTCGACGAGGACGGGCACTGGACGCGCGAGGCGTCGGACGATTTCGTCACGGCGGAGATCAAGAAGTCTGCCTTTGCCGATGCGGTAACGCGCTGGTGGCGGCCGAAGGACGAATCCGAGCTTCCCCCAAGGCAACAGCGGGTGAAGGCGAAGGTGGTGGCATTGCAGCCGGTGGCCACGCCGGATGAAGACCCCCTCCCCCAGTTCCTGCAACGGGCACAGCCGCAACCCGTCGCCCCGGAAATGTCCGCCCGCCTCGACGCCTTCGAGCAACGGGTGAAGGAAGTCATAGACCGTCCAGTGCCAAGGTTCTCGGAAGACGACATCGCCGCACTGAGACAGGAGTTCAACCAGAAGCTCGAGGAGATGAAGCGGGGCTTTGAGCTGTTCGTGGCGAGGGAATTCAGAAAGGTGGGGGGTGGGACGTGACCAAACTGAACGATCGCAGCCGCAAGAATCTTGTCGGCGTCCATCCGCATCTGGTGGCCGTCGTCGAACGCGCCTCCGACCTTTCACCGGTGCCCTTCGTCGTCACCGAGGGACTGCGCACCCTCGACCGCCAGCGGCAGTTGAAAGCGGCGGGTAAGAGCTGGACGCTGAACTCCCGGCATCTGACCGGGCACGCGGTGGACTTGGTCGACGCCGACGACTTCAAGTACGACATCCCGGACATGACGAAGATCCACGATGCCATGTTCGGCGCCAGCAAGGAGCTTGGCTATCCTATCGTCTGGGGCGGCGACTGGAAGCAGCAGGATACCCCGCACTTCGAACTCGACAAGCGCAGCTATCCGGCGAACGGAGTCGGGACCGGAACGCGGGTGCTCGAAACGGCAGCCAAGGTGGTCACCAACCGCGTGGTGCTCACGGGTGCCGCTGGCGGCGCCGTAGCGGGGGCACAGGAGGCGGCGAAGACTGTTCCGGCCACCCCAGCACCCGCCACCGATCCGGCTTCGTGGGCGGCCGTCCCAGCCCCGCCCGAGCACATCACCCACGCGATGAATAATGCCGGAGCCTGGAAGGGGACCGGAGAGTCCGCACTGTCGCTGTGGGACTTCGCGCATGCGAATCCTTACCTCATCGCGGCGATCGGCGCCACGGTGGCCATCTGCTTTTTCGGGCCCGGCGTCGCCCGCAAGTTCGGGTGGGAGGTATGACGGCGATCCTCGCGTGGCTCGCGCGCCCGATCGGCAAGTTCGCCTCGATCGCGTTTGGTTTCCTTGCTCTGTGGAGTGCGTTCCTCATCAACAACTTCAACCAGCGGCAGAAGGGCGCCGCCGGGGCCATCACAGAGATGAAAGAGGCAACCCACCATGCGACCAATCAAGGCCGCCGCGCTGCTGACAGCTCTCGCGCTGACGGGGTGCGCGGGAAAATCGATCCCGGCTATCGGAACTAGCGTGCTCGACGAGTTGCCGGAGGTGGAGAATTCGCGGCTCTCCCCGTGCTGGCAGCAGAAGCAGATCGCCGCTCAACGATCCTACATCGACACCGTGAAGAAGGGGAAGCAGGAGGTCTACAAGGCTGACTGCGGGGAACAGAAGACGTCCTAGCCCCCGAATAGCGCGTCTCGCACGCTGAATTTTGCCGTGACCTCGTATCGCGGAACGCCGCGCACCACGATAATCGTCTTGTCGGGGTGTTCCTGAATTTCGATCTCGTCCTTCGTAACGCCGTTGATCATCAGCCCGGCGACGATGTCTTCGATCTCGTTCGCCCGTTTCATCGTTGCCGCTCTAACGAGGCGGTTCACCAAACCCATTGGAGAATCCTCATGCGCATCATGCTCGCATTGCTTCTTGCTGTCAGCGTCTCCGCCTGCTCTCTCCGTAGAGACTTCTCAGGCGATATCGGTAATGCCGTTTCTGAACTCGATAGAGCCGTATGGACAGATGGATTGAGACCAATCGTACCAGCAGCTGATAAGCCTAAATCTTTGCCGCCGTTGAAGTAGTTTGGGACGGGGCTCGGCTATCGAGCCTCACCCCTGCGCTGCGCGCGCAAGAGAGCGTCAAAGGCGGCAGATCGCGCCTCGTTGATCTTTCGCTGTAAGGCCGCGCGTTCTTTGGGCGGGAGGTAAGGCCCGGGGATATCATCGTCGTCATCCAAGTCCTCTTCCATCTTCCTCTCCTCACTCTATCGAGACTGAAGGGTCCGGTAGAAGTATCGGTTCGACCACGCTCTAGTGGCGTTGTTGTAGCGCTCTTGCGCATTGATGAGGCGGGTCTGTGCGCGAGCAAACTCGTCCTTGGCCTTGTCCAAAGCGTCGGCCGCTTGCCTGAGATGCGCATCCGAGCCCGTCTCCACTGGCTTCGCGAGCAAACTCTCCGTGTCCATCTTCCTTCCTTTCATCGCCGGAGGCGATAGCCGCTCTTGCGGCGTCAACATCAACATTCAAAGGCCAAGGCCATGACACATGCGCCAGGACCAAGAAACTCTCAACGGCTCTACGGCGTTGATCGTGTACACGTTGGGCGAGATCAGAGCCGACGTCCGAGAGACGAGATCAGATATTCGAATCTTGACGAAGCGTTTGGATACCATGCAGCCACGGCCATCCCCGCTGGATCGTCTCAAGGACCTTTCCGGGTTCCTGACAGCCCTGGCGGTGGTGGTATTGGCGGTGGCTGGAAAGTACGACCTCATTGGCTACCTCGTGGGAAGCGGGAGATAGGGTGGGCCTGCGTTCCTCCGGCCGTGCTCATCGCGGTCGTGGTCTGGTTCGTTTGAAACCGGCCTTTGCGTTAGGAATATCGCACGACGATTTCGCCGGCTTCAGTTAGGCGCACGTCGCCTTCGTTGCTGTACTCGAATAGCTCTGCTGGGATGTTCTCAAACTGCTCCAACTTCGCCGCGTCAACCGGCACCCATCGCTTATGCGAGGACTGGTAGTTCCGAACCCACGTCAGCAAATCAATCTGATCTTTGGTGAGCTTGCCCATAGGCCGGGGTTTCCTTGACTACTTGCGCGCGTCGGTAGCGCCGCGCAGATATTCGCCTTCGGCGACCTTAACCAACGCGTCGATCATCGCCTTCGCATACGGCGCGCGGGGATCGATGGCGGGCGAGAGAATTTCCTTGATACGCTCCTCGACACTCATCGGATTTATCTCCTGTGGCGGGCACTCGACGTGCCACACTTCGTTCATGGGTGCGATGCCGTTGGCGGCCATAGGTGCGAAAGACGCCTCGACCAACTGCCCCGAAACGATGGGCCGGCGGCACACCTTGCAGACCATATCCTTCAGCATCAGCCCGGCCTTTATTGAGGTTGGAGGGCGGCCTTCGCGCGCCCGATAATTTCTTCCGCCAGCGAGCACTCAGCGAACGTGAGATTTTCCTGGCTCACGATGAACTCTAACGCCGCGCGTAGCCGCGCAATCTCAGCGCCTGCTGCCTGTAGCTCTAGGTACATTTCAGCCATGTGCGCCATCGGGGCGGCCTTTTTCTCAGAAAGTGATTTCGGGTTCTTGGGGTCGCTGCGCGGGTGGTTCGTCGGGCTCCACACAGAATCGCCCGGTGCCCTCACACGCAGAGCAGATTTCAGCGTCGGGTGTCGGGTCTTCGTAAGGTCCGACGCTCGGGCGAACCTCAACCTCGCCCACGCCTCCGCATCGTTCACAGGCGATGTATTCCACCCGCTTGTCCATGACGCACCTATCCATTGCTGACCATTGGTCCTTCGCCGTATCGGCGCCAGTAGCGATCATTCTGCCAAAGGCAGAGCCGCGCCCAGAAGTCCGCGCGCCGCGTGCCCGGATACGTCGCGGACCACTGCCCGTCGAGCCAGTCCATCAGCCATGCATCGAAGCGCTTCATCACGGGCCTTTACGTCAGAGGTGTCCTAGGCCATCGGCCGTGATCGAAATGCAGACCGGACGACGGGGATGGCCCTTGCGGCCCGTCGCGTCCGTGGGGCGGAAAATCTCGCCGTGACTGACGGCCACTAAGCCCATCGTGACGAGCTTAGAAAGTGTCGCGGCGCTCAGTTGGCCAGTGTCCAGTTTGGTCTTGCGCTTACCGCTCATGTCGGCCGGGCCGGCGATTTCAAACGTGTTGATCGGCCCAAACTCGCGGAGCTGGTGAAGGGCGCCGAACTGTGCGTCTGAGAGCTTCATGGCCGCGTCTCCGTTGTTCAGTAGAGAGAACATAGCACACTTGACGACCTTTGCAATACCTGTCAGTATCATTTTCGAAAATGACCCACATTCAAGATACCATAGGCGTAATTCGGGATCACCGGTGGGTCCGCGCCAAAGAGCAGAAGCGCCGCATCGAGGAAGCCGGTGCGCGCATCATCGTTGAATTGGACGGACAGGGTAAGGCGGCGCGGAAGGTCACGCTCGACGAATTGGCGAGGCTGACGCGGGAAGGCACGGTACTCAAGGTTGTCCACGCGTTTTTCCTGGCTGACCCGAAGGCACGTAGGAAGCGCGGCGGCACCAAGGCTAACTTCGACGCGACATTGAAGCTGCTGACCGAGAAGCGTGGCGGCATTGTCATGGACCTAGAGACAGGATTGACGACGGAGAAGCCCGAGCACCGCAAGGCGCTCTTGGCCCTGTCCTATGCCCACATCGCTCGCAGCAATCAGGGCCTAGCGTCCGCGATCAACGGTGGTCGCAGCCAAGGCCGACCGAAGGCATGGACGGACCCGGGCGAACGTCAAATCGTTTGGGAAGAGTGGCATTCCACGCTGCACAAGACGAACGGCGAAGCCGCCGCGGCGGCGGGTAAGAAGATCGGACGCCCGATCAGCGAAAACGCCATGTGGAAGATTGTGCGCGAGGAACGCGAGAAGCGCGGCATCAAGGGCAAGGGCGCCTCCGGGCGCCGTCCTAACGTCAAGGCGCTGCAAGTGGCGTCGGACGGCGTGAAGCGCCTTGGGCACATCTACTTCTTGAAGAACGGCCGGCGCGGGCTGGTCAAGATTGGGTATTCGGCCAGCTACCGCATGCGAATGAGCACCATCCAACTTTCCACGCCGGACGATCTGAAGCTGATTGCTCTGATCCCCGGCGACCGGGACACAGAGAGCGAGCTGCACCACCGCTTCGGCAAGCACTACGTCCGTGGTGAGTGGTTTAGACTAGAGGGCGCGCTGGCGAAGTACGTGAGTGCTTTGCCAAAGCCGCCGAAGACATAATGGAGCCGACCGTGCTGAACCCCGTCACCACGACCAAAGAGCAGATCGTTGGCGCAATGGAAGTTGACCGGCGCCGTCACCTCTACACCGCAGACGACGGCAGCATGTGGATGTCGCACCGCGGAGGCATGGTTGGCAACTCGGATCATGTGCACGAGCTAGTCGCAGAGGGCGTGCTGAAACGCGAGTTCCCCGACTGCGACGGCTGTTGGGTACTGTCAAACTGAGGAGCGGCTGATGCCGAAAACGGTTGAGCTAGACATTCCGAAGGACGCAGCCGAGCGAGAGCTTGTGCGGCTTACTAGTGAGAACGCTCGCCTGCGCGCGGCACTGGTGCGGATCGCTCAGCGCAATGACGTGTACCAGGGCGAGACGTACAAGATCGCCCGCGAAGCACTAGACGCGAAGTAGGGGACGGCCATGGATTTTGATGCCGAAGGGAAGCCGACGACCACGCGCCAGCTTAAGCAAGATGCCTACCTTCGGGCGGGCCGTGAGGGCTGTGATGTGGAGCGCACGCCGGAGTGGCAGCGCGCCGCCGAAATCGAAATGCAGGAGCTGGTGGACGAGGAAGTCATTCGCCAGATACTTGCGACCTCAGACGCTGATGCGCTGGCGGGCAACTGGCCGCCGCTCGTCAAGAGCGCAACCGAAGAATAGGAGAGGCCCTTGGACTTAGCCAAGAAGCTAGCGCAGGACATGGACCGCATGCTGTTTAGCGCCATGTCGAGCACCGTTGAGCCGCCGCGAGCGAGTGAGCCGTTCAACATGGCTGCCGCGCTGAAAATGATCCAAGACGCTGGGCCGCCCCCGCCGCCGCGCCTAGGAAAGATCATCGAGAGCGCACATTATGTCGAGCGTCACGAGGACTGGTCGAAGGTGCGCTCGCCGTCACGCACCAAGCGGCGCATGAGACACAACGCGGCACGCATCTACACCTACACGCCGAAGAAAGGCGCGATGCAGTTACCGGACGGATCACTCGTGATGCACCCGGTCACGGCGCGCGATTTGCGGAATAGAATGAAGTCCACATAGGAGGGTCTAGGTGTTGACGCCGTCGCTTACGGCGCTCTGGCTGCGCTGCGCGCGCAAGGTCTGCCATCCGACCAAAATCAGCCTCTGCGCCATGTCCCACTTGCGGCTGTCTAGAGATACGCTGACTGGGTCAGGCAACGGGTAGTCGTTGGCGATGTAAATCGCGGAGACGATGTCGTCGTAATCATCCTCGCGATTGGCGATGACGCGATTGTAGGCATCCCAAGCCGCCTTGTGGTGAGCTCTCTCTTCCTCATCTGTCATCGCAGCCATATCACTTCCCCTCCCGTTCCCATACAGCCTCGATCTCCTTCACCGCCTTGCGGATCTTCGGGTGGTCCAGCGGCAGCATGAGAGCTTCTAGGCCCGTCAGTTCGGTGTTATCGTCCTCATCCATGGCTCAACCCCGCGAAACCAAAGACAAGCGCTTCCCCATCCGCATGCGGCAGTGGGTGTTCGACCAAGGCCAGCTCGCAGCCGAGCGCCAGAGCCGTTCCCTAGCCAACCTCATGGAAAGCCTCCTGGTAGATCACTGCCGGGAGATGGGGTTGCTGCCCGCTGACGGCGATTCTTCAGAATCCAGCGGAAGCCGTCAGGCGTAAGCCTCTTTTTTAGGATCGTCGCCTTCCCTTTGTGGTTCTTAATCTCTCTGAACACCGGCTGTCCCGGCTTTAGGTCTGCAAAGCGCGCCCACGCGTTGGCGGCGTTCACAACCTCCCCGTTGAGGATCCTTGCGCTCACGATCCCGGTGCTCAGGCTGAGGTGGGAAACTCCATTCCAGCCGTATCGGACGTAGCCGGTGCCTTCCCCCTCCTTTTGCCAGTCCAACCCGACTATTGCCTCCATCGTAAATCCACACATCCCGTGCAGGTAGACCAGCAGTTGGTCCCGGGCGTCTTGCTCGGGCATAAAGCCTTTCCCCTCCAACTGCTGAACAGGCGGCGGCCGCCGCTTCGGAGAAAACTCAGCCCTCTCGACCGCAGCCATGATCTGCGGGTGACGCGTGTCAAATTGTGCGCCCAGCGTGTGGTGCTGGCGCGCCAATGCGGCAAGGTGCTGTTTGATCGTCTGCCGCTTTCGGCCCGCCGCTACGAGTTTTTCCACGTAAGCCGCGATCTGTTCCGGCGACGCTGGAACATCTATCGCCGATCGCTTGATGTGGCGGGCGTATGCCTTCGCCGTGTTGGGAGCTAAGTCACGCATCTTTCAAGCGCTCCAGAGCGGCAAGGCCGTGCTGCTCGTACCGGGCGGCCTCCTCTAGGAACTCTCGCAGCTTTGCGGTCGGTACGGCGCGCTGAACCTTGGTGACTTCGTTCGGCTGCGCATGTTCGAGCAGCAATTCAGCCAGCCGCCGCTCGAACAGTGTGGCTTTCAAAACGCGAGTTCTGTCATCGACCACAACCATCAACTCGTGCACGTTGTAGTGCGCCAACGGGCGCCCACAGAGGCGAGTGGTGTGCCAGATGACGTCTTCCAGCGTGCTGGTGGCAGCAGCGGCCGCGGCGGCACGATTGACGGCTCCGGTGTTGCCTTGCCGCATCACAGCGGGGACCTGCGCCATGTTATCCTGCCTCAGAGGCTGCGCCCGCTGGATGCCGATCACATCGGCTGTCTTGCGAGGCGCAACAGAAGCATCGCCCATGTCGCGCCGGAGTTGCGCAACCACCGCATCAAATTCAGCCCAACCTAGCGCCTGTACGTGCCTGGCAGAGTCTGAGTAGGCCTCCAGCTTACGGGTGTCCGCCCCGGCCTTTTTCATTGCATCCCTGATCGCCGTCATGGCCTATCGCCCCCTGTGCCAAATCTGTGCCGCGGCACGTTCGATGTTCAGTTCCTGTTCCTGACTCGTACATGACACTCACACTTGACGGGAACGCGCTAAGTCTCTAGGAACCACGGCCTCTGGGGCGCGTAGCTCAGCGGTAGAGCACTACCTTGACATGGTAGGGGTCACAGGTTCGATCCCTGTCGCGCCCACCATCTTTTGCCACTCGGTGTTGAAATGAAAGTCCGGAATTCGTTGAA